GGATGGCAAGGAATGGTGGCTCACTCCTGAAGAACAAAAGCTATCATCCGAGGAGAACAACAAACACAAGGTCACATCGATTCACGAGACGATGGTGCAGCAATGGTTGGATGATAATCACGGAAGATTCTTTTCCATCAAAGAGATGATGGAGGAGGTATACACAGAAGAGATTGCTCAGGTAGTTGGACCACCCAAACGTGTACCTACTGTGGTGCGCCCCATGAGCTATGAAAACTACTACCCCGATCTGTTGAAGAGACTGGATGCTGTCCTCCAGAACGGGGGCAAAGCATGTAGAAGGAACGGCAAGAACCGACGAGGATGGTGGCAAGCTCCAGAACAGAGACAACCCATCGCCAGGATAGACGGTTCCCAAATATTGGGATGATTGAATAAAGCCACAGCATATACGTTGTGGCTTTTTTTTATGGTGCTATACTACTCTTGACCAAACAATGGAGGGGGTATGATGCCATTCAGAAAACTACTACACCAGGGTACGATAGCTGAGATCGCTGTGATGGAGGAGATCAACAGAGGTAGGGCTATGAGAGCTGTCTATGATACACCACCGTATGACTACATGCTGGCTACACTTGACGTTGGTAAGTACGACCCTCATGACATACACATATACTGTGCGCATCTCGATGAAGCTAGACAACCCAGACGTAACCAGAAGATCTGTACTGTTGAGGTGAAGTCAGCTATCAATGGAGGTAGATACCCAACATTTTTTGCTGAGATAATACAAACCAAAACACAAGGGTATGCTGCATATCTAGTACATCCACCTACATGGGTGGTGTATGTAGACATACCGACTAGAAAACATTATTGGTACGATGGTGGACTGTTTGCAGGTGCAGTCGCAGCTTCATACAACCAACGATATAAGCCACAAAATATAAATGCAGAGGGCATCACCTTTCCCATCAAGTCGGAAACATTTGGATACATTGAGTCCTACAAACAGAAATCAGAATGGGATGAGATCTGCGATCAGTACGATGAACTGATCAAGCAACGCATTAACATGAGAAAGCATACCATCATACACAAAGAATGTTTATTTCTTCCGACTCTTACGTAGTGGAGCTGCTCTCTTGCCTGCACTTTTACGCGCAATGTTTTTACGTTTCTGACCAGAGCTAATCTCAGAACGAGTCTTGGGTGTTTTGCTAGAGACCCGTTTCGATGGGCGACAGTATTGTTTCTTATTGGTCTTTGCACCACAGGCCTTACCAGTTCTGGTATCAACCCACTTCTCCTTTTCCCATCTCTTTAAAGATGCACCCTTCTTACCCTTTCGAACCTTGCCCTTACCCTTTCGACACTTGGCTATTGCCTGACTGGCACGAGCTGAGGGGAATACCTTGTATGACTTTTTTACCTTCTTGTAACAACTGTCTTTAGGCATCTTCAATCTCCAAAACAAAATGTTCAAAATGTTTCTTCAACCAGCTCGGGTTTTGTTTTACCATTTTATCAAGATAAGATTGTAACCAGCCATGCGCCTTAGCTTTTGGATCATCCTCTCCTTCAAGAAGATATAAAAACTCTATCCACAACAACTCATACTCAACATTTTTCTTGTACGATATAGCTCGGAAAAACCAAATCAATGACATGATATGTGGATTGTTTCTATTCTTTATCCAACTGTATACTGTATTGGGATGAATACCAGCCTGCACAGCAATGGCTTTTAAATCGCCACGCTGTAAATATAAAGACAAAAACTTTTTTATGTGCATTGATTAGATCCAGGGTCAACTCGACCCTTCCGATACTGACGAAGCTGCTCAATCAAAAACTTCCCACAACATGCGGTAGCTGCAAACTCTTGATGATAGTACACATCATTCCAAGTCAGGTCATATGTATATAACAAGGTTTGTATATGAGTGACCAATGCATCAAACCTAGGCTTGGGGCAATGGTAATCCTCAAAGTTGCCAGTGACACAAATACCAATGCTGTACTTGTTATGACCCTTGGTGTGAGCACCCTGCTTCTTGAGAGGACGACCTTCTTGGATCTCAGCATTATGGTCAACAACATAATGATAACCAATGCCCCACCACCCACGAGCTTTATGCCATGAGTCAATCTGCTCAACAGTTGTCTCAGGCTTAGATGCAGAATGATGAACCACTATTTTTTTAATGCTCCTCATTTCGAAGGTCCTCTCCTATGTCAGTAGCCAATACACCTAGGACGTCCAACAAATCACTGATAAGTTCACTCTTCTCATCAGCCGTAAATCCACCCTGAGCATAACGCACCAACTTTCCAACCAATGCAAATATCTTTAACCAACTCGCTGGTTCAACTGTAATCTTTGCCATTATATTTCCCTGTAAGAATAGCCACTAAAGGAAGCCTTCGGTTTCTTTTGTCCACCTTTACGTGGCTTTACACCTGAGTATGCTTTCTTTTGTTTCTTACTATGCTTCTTTGCCTTAGGTTTTTTACCGTACATGGCTCCTCCATAAATGTTAGACATATTGTTTTTGCATTGACAACTCATATATACTATCTCCTAGTTCGCTTCTTTGCTGTAGGATTTTTTGTTTTTTTACCACGCGGCCACAAATCCTTACATGCCCAATAACGCGCACTGGTTTTATCCTTTGCCCCATCACATCTATGACGTGCTCGAAAACTTTTCTTGGCACTATCAGAATAGTTGTGGCCATAGCCCTTAGCACCATACTTGATAAGCTTTTGCCTACCTGCTTTGCAACCCAATACCACCTTCTTTTTTTTACCATAACCTGGCTCACCTTTTCGTAGGGCACGAGGTCGGTTGCACTTCATAGCTTTTTTATTAATCGACTTTGGCATTCTTTGTTTCCTTTATGTCTTTCACATCTGCTGATATCACATCCAGTTTATCTGTCATCATACGCATATGCTCCTGATACATCTTTCTATCATCGTCACACCGTACCATCATTCCATTAATCTGATCAACATACAACTGAGATATATACCAAAGAGCTACACACGCTAATACCAATGCACCACCCTGACCCAATACCAACTCAAGAACTTTTTGTTTATCTATACTCATCTCATCACCAAAAAAAATGCGACTGACATTAATAGTATAACATCAGTCGCATAGGCACACACAATAATCCTGTTGATTATACCCAGTAATCAACAATAATAATCTCACCATTAGCTGGGTTCGCACCGAGAGTTACGATTGTAGCAGACCCATTGTCAGTTACAGTATACTCAGATGCATCAGCAGGGGATGAAGCTTTTTGCAACAAACGCTGACCGTTTCGGTATACTCGGACACCCTGAGCAAAATCCGAAAGAGATGCAGCAGAGATACGTTGCGTCAAAGTAAACGTAGCAGTTGATCCATTAGGCGCAAAATCATCCATGTATGGACGCATAGCCAGCTTAGCCATAGTCACAGCATTTGCAGACAACTGCCCAGCACCAACTCCAAGGTCAGCAACTTTAACACCAGACCCACTCTTAGATAGAGTAGAACCATCAAGATCAACAGTGAGATCTGATACAGCAGCAGACCCATTGTATGAAGTCATCGCAATACCTTGACCTGCTGAAAGAGCATCGAGGTTTGCTCCAAGAGCTTTACCTGAGATAGTACTGTTCGCCAGCTTGGCATTGCTTACTGCACTGTCAGCTAGGTAAATACCGTTGGCATCTTTAGTAATGGTACCACCAGTCTCGGCTTTGCATTTCAGATCCAGTTTGTTACTGGTAAACTGAAGCCCAGGATTAGTAGCAAGATCCACAGCAATAACATCTGGATCTCCAGAACTATCGATGACGATACCGTCACCACCTGAAAAGGTGTCAGGAACCTGTGCATCAACATATGCTTTGATTGCAGAAGCACTTGCTAGTTTACTAGCAGAAGCAGAAGCAGCAAGGTTTGTTTCTATGTCGGCCGATTTAAGTTTTGCAAAAGCAACAGCTCCATTATCAAGTTTGCTTTCATTGATAATGGAATCAATAATCTGACCTCTTACGAGTTGTATAGCCATGTTATCTCCTATATTGTTTTATATGTAGCTACAATAGTTGTACCGGCATCAGGTACAAATGCCATCTGTATTGTACGCGCATTAACTACAGTCACTTCAACTCCAGTTCGCTGCCGCACTCCATTGTAATATACCACAATGCTCCGAGTATTAAAGGGAAACGTAGTCACAAAGATGTTCGTTATACCATCTACCTGACTACTCAAATCATCCGATATATTGCTACCTCCAAAGGCTCCACCATTGTCACCACCAAAAGCATCTACATTGGAAGGGATACCCATCATACTCTCCAGGTTATTTTTATCTGCCGAACATTAAGAGTACCCGCATCTGTCTTTATCCACACATGACTAGGCCACGTATCTGCTATGTCAATCTCAATCTTAATCACACTACTGGTCTTGGTAGCTGTTGTTACACCCAACGACATACCCACCTGCGTATCTCCTATAATACACATGTCGCCACTACTGTCCTCTGTAATACGTACTGTCAATGCATTTGCACCAGACAATGTATCTCCATAGATTGTTAACGCACTCAATGTTCCATTCAAAACTGGAGCTGAGTTCTTACGTTCGCGCAACGTAGGTATAATGTCAAACACCTGATACGATGTATTAATAGGAGCATTATAGAGCTGGACCAACTTATAGTGTTTCATTTGGTTTCTCTTTTTTCTGTCTTGAGTATACTGTCTACCCTCTTTTGAAGTTGCTTCATCTCTTGTTCAGGCGACCGAGATTTTGTTGGTGTAGCCAAACCTGAAAGAAACAAAATATATAATGTGCTCGAAAACTTTGACGTATCCAACATCTTAAACGCTCCCCCCTGAGGTACAGCCGTTTTTAAATAACGAGACTGTGTGGGTATTGTAACAGATTCTACTCCCTCTGCGCCACTAAGTTTCAAACTCTGTTGTGCTGCAAAAAGTTCAGCCCTCATTGCATCAAGAGAAGCGCGTGATGAAGCTGCTTCTGCACCCTTAAAGTTATTTCTTATAACCATTCCCAAACCCATCATCCCCAAAATACGATGAACTTGATACAACTTAAAACCCTTTACACCTTGAGGTGTATCGGAAAAATCATAGTAATCTCCAGTGCTAGTCAATGGGACACCAGGTCTTTTCTTTGCCTTTACGAGGCCATACATGTCTATGCAATAAGGCATGTTGCCACTACGCTCACACTCGTATTGTAAATGAGATGGGAACCGAGTACCTGATACTCGATTTGCTGTATCAGCTTTGTAATATTTAAAAAGTTCTCCCACTACTGGACGATCTTCTACACCAACCTGAAAGATTGTTTTTGTAGTCATATCTAATAAACCATTTAAAAGTTGTAACTCCGATTGTTGTTCTTCAGCCGTCATATTATCAAACGATGCCATACCCAAAATAGCAGCATTGGTAAAAATATCAAACATTTGTATCTGTGGATTGGGAGGACCTGAAGCATATGTATCTATGTCATCTACTGTACCAGACCAAATGTTAAACACACGACCCAAGTTGGCATCAGTATAATCATAATAATCCTGAGCCATCTCTCTATTCAAAAGATCTTGACTACGCAGCAACTTCAAAGAAAGATTAGGCTTGCTTACTTTGCTACCCTTATACAAAGCATTAATCATATTCGTTCCCATCGATACCTGAAAAGCATAAAATGGAATGTACTTGGCTGTGTAGTTATGCACCTTTCGAAAAAAAGAATCTTTATCTGTTGACTTAAACGCTGTATAATCCAACATAGACATTTTACTCAAAGCTGCTGCCTGATCAACTGAACGACCCGACTCAAGAGCTGCAACAAATACTGCACGACGATTAATACTGTCTTGGTATTTACCCAAGTTTGTTGTCAACAGATTTACATTGGGATTAAAATAATCGGTAACCTTCATAAAACGGTTTCTTGCCTTACCACTTATGGTAACATCTGATGCTGACAACAACTGATTCAACTCAGTATCAAAAACCTCTAGGTCAGCTCGGGAATACTCAATACCTTTGTCATTAATGATTGACCTTATTTCTCCTGCTGTATAATCTCTCAGTGCTCCATCAGACTGTTTTATAATGACTTCGTTAGCTGGTGCATACATCATACGATCTGATTTTACCAAGCTGGGTATACGTATATTTGGCTTGTTTATAGACTGAAAAAATCTATTAACAAGTTCCGTAAAACCTGGTGTTAATGATGCACCAATAATACGAGATACTGATGATGCCCTCAAGTCTGGAGTCAAAACTGGAGCCATAAGAAATAAAGAAGTAAATCTATTATTACCAAAGAACCGAGTTGTTACACCATCAACACCACCAAGTAAACCAGCAAAAGTAAGTCGTCTAAGAAAAGATGCAACACTACCTAAATATGTAAATGCCTGACGCAAAACATTTACATCCTGGTCACCACGTAACGAGTACACTTTAAAAAGTTTATCAAAAGCCTTATTTTCAGTTATTGTATTAATCTTTTCAACAATGTTATCATGGTTGCTACCATAAATAAACATTATATTTTTGTTTCCAATGTACTCTATTCTGGGAATAGATTTTTCAATGCTAGATTTTAAAGACTCACCAGATATACCGTATCGAGTAATATGATCATACACCTGTTGCATCTGTTCAGTGAACAACGTATCTTTATACCCATCAGTAGAACCAGTTAATGTTGTAAGATACTGACTCTCCATATCATCCAGATTAGATTTAAGGTTATCAATAATACTCTGTGCTTTGGCTTTTACATTATTAAATGTTTCACTAGTTAATGTACCATCTCTATAAAGACTTTGTATCCACCCATCTACATCTGTAGGAGGACTGCCTTCTTGTACAGTTTGATTTAAAAACTTTTGTAAAAAGTTTAGCTGCTTTTCCCGAGTTAGATTTACCCATACATCTCTAGACATACCATCAAACAAAATCTCACGTATTTGAGCCATAGATAAATCAATAACTTCATCAGAAGTTAATCCTGCATCTACAAACTGACTAAGATTAGATCGCAACTGCTTCTCTAACTTATCAGCTACTACAGTTGTAGATCTCAATCCAATCATATTTTGTTGAGTGCGAGTCATGTCCAGTAGTACATCAGACTCACTCTGAGCAAATGCATTTATAGATTGCTGCATATTTTTTTGCAACTGTATTCTATTAGCCATCTCTAATATAGGAAGCATGTACGCTTCATCTTTAAATAAAAGATTTGCGCGCAAACCTTTACGTTTTAAAACAGGATACTTACTTCGTAACTCTTCAACAACCTCAGCCAAAGTATATGGATTAATAGGTTTTATATTGTTAACATCAAAAATACTTTGTTGTTTATTAATAGTTACTATGTTCCATAAAGCATTATCTTCATAAACTTGAGACAATCTTTTTTGAGCTGTGCTTACTCCACCTTCTCCTTTTTGGAAAAACAACTTAATAACCTGTTTCCATTGTTCATGTTTTGCAAGAGGTACTGAAAACTCTTGCATATTATCTGAAATGGTATTAATCGATACCGTCTTTTCTTTGGCCAAATCACCATATGACGTGCTATTTATAAGATTTTTTTGAGAAATATTTACAGGTTGTTGACCGATTTGTAGTTCAATGCCCATATCAAAATACTTTTCTGATACCTTTACAATAGCCTCTGTGGGGTCTTTCGGTGATGCAACACGAGCTTGTTCAAACTCAGACATTACCTGACGAAACGCAGCCTGTGATGACTCAATATATGCTCGATTAAAACGATTAAAGCCAGCAGGTAAACGAAGCGGAGAAGCTGATGGAAAAAAATCAAATGACTTTCCTGTCATATTCTGTGTCATAATCTTTATAGCATTTGCAAACGACCTAGCTTTCAACTTAAACGAACTGGTGTAGCCAGCTACTGGAGAGAATAATGTATCACGTTGAGCTATATCAAGACGAGCCATCTCCTCTGTTAAACCACCGCTCTTTAAACGCACACCATCCAACATATCCATAGCCAGTTCACTGTTTACTATGTCTTCATAGCTGCGTATCTCTGGCAATGTAAACGCATCATCTGATGATTTACTGCCATTCATCACTGACTCTAGCTTCTTCTTTATATTATCAGGTATTTTAAAACCCTTACGAGCTTGTAAAGACAACATACGCAATGCAGAAAAACTATCTAGTAAAAACAAATCTCCATTTTTTCCCATCGGAGTATACTTTTTAAACCTTTGATTTACTCTTTTGTAATCCTTAAAAGCATCAGTTTCCTTACCAAGTTTTGAAATACGAGATGATAGTGGGACCGCAACTTGCTGACTAACATACACATAGTCATCAGATATATTCTTCAAAAAGTTATCTTGTAAGACCTGCTTTACCGAGCTGCGAACTGCATCGTATTTTAAGTTGTGACTATCAGTCAAAACGTCCTGTAATGCACCTAACTTTTTAAAAAAACCTTTCTTCTCAAGCACATTCAAAGCATTGCTAAGCTTGTCTAGTTCTCTAGGTTTCAATGCTCGAACATGTTGTTGATCTAATAAATCACTAGCTCTTTTCCATTCTGGTGTATTTTTTAAAGATTTAAACTCAGGATAAACATCTGACTCTAAACCTTTAAAGTCTATATCATTTAATATAGAAGAATATACACTCGGTCGAATGATATCATCCTTTGGTAAAACCAAACCTTTATCTACATTAAAAACATTATCAACTGCTTTTGATGTGCGTTCTGTAGTTTGATATGCACCACGAATAGAAGGTATCTCTTGTTCTACACCAAACTCTTTAAACTTGTCATCCCAAGTTTTAATAATCCTTTTTGCTTCATCTAACGAAATCTCCCCATCTTTAAAAACACTATTTAAAAAAGGAGAGTTACTTTTAAAGTCTGACTTCTTTATAGTATCTAGTTCAAAAATATTTTCATTATCAAAACTGTAAAAATCTCTTCTCAACTGTTCTTGTTTAACTCTCTGCTTTAAAGACTCTACTCCTGCATATGTATCTGCTATCGACTCCGCTGCTTTGGCTCTCAATGATTGTTTATTTAATGTGCCACCATTCTTTACAATCTCCTTCTCTAGGTCAGCTCCTGACTTACGACTGACCTTCAATGCCTGTTGGAGCTCGGCTTTGGCTCCAGCATAACGCACCGCTTCAAAAGGATTATTAATAATCATCCCAGCCTTCTGAAGATTACCAGAACGTAATAGCCGCCCAACATTCTTTACACCCTTACCAAGCGTACCTACTCCTTTCACTGCACCTGTAACTGCACCCAAGGGAGTAGCTGGAATACCCTGTTCAGAAGCAAGACCCACTCCTATATTCGCAGCAGTACCTTCTACCGCTGGGTTATACTGACTGACTAAGAAGTGTGTAAGGAAACGAGCATGGTCATCTACTCCAGTCAAAGCATTGTAATCAATGTCATTGGGTAATGACTGAGCACCCAGCTGGCTCATCACACCCTGACCTGTAAGAAAGTTCAATGCTGTTTGAGATGCTATACTATCATCTATAAAACCAGGACCGCCAGCAATACGTCTATAACCTGCTCCCTTTCTAGTTTTTACTGGAGCACCCGTAATAGGAGCAATCACCTTATCGTTTACCTTATCGATTACCGTTGCAACTCCGGCAGAGGGAAGGTTCAACATTCGAAACCCCCACGCTAATGGAGACTCAACAACATATCCCTGTATTCGTTCTGTAAATAAATCCTCATCACCTGCCGTTGCTTCTATAACTGGAGCCAAAGCCGGAGATATAACTCGAGCTGCATCCACAACTTGCTTTTTTGAAATAGGCTTCTTCTTTCGTTCAGCCATCATTTCAAAAACTTTCTCTTTGCTTCGTGCAGTATCCGCTTGTTTAGCAGTCATACCCTGTTTTATTCTTTCTTCTTTTCTACGACGAGATTCTTGTTTTTTAAAAAAGTCTATTTGATCGTCTTGTATTCTTTTTTGTTCAGGAGTCAACAATACCTGACGCTTCATGCCTTCGAGCAACAACTCAGTTGACGGAGATATTTCATCAGGAACAACTAGATTAACTAATGCAGCCGCAGGAGTTAATAATGATGCAGCAAAAACTTTTGACAAAGCTGGTTTATCAATCTTTTTACCTTTGGCAACACCCACTTTCCGAGTCTTAGGATCAATAACTAATCCTTTCTCTGGATCTCTAACATTCGAAATAAAAGTACTGGCAGGAATAGTATCCTCATACTCACGAGTCGTAAATAAATCACGACCTACTTGTTTCTCTAAACGTTTTACTGACTCTTCTATAACTTTATTAATATCAACATTACGATCTTTAAGTTTAGAAGTACTTCTATACTGAGGATCTCGACCTTCAAGTACCCTTTGCAAACGTGCACGACGATTTGCTTCAGTTTCCTTTTCACGCGGAGGAGAAGTCTCAAATACTTGAGCTTCTTCTAGCTGCTTGATTAACTTTGTTCTTTTTT